GTCAACCAGTCCATAGAAGAAGAGACTGGTATCCCGATCACTGATTGTAACTACCTACGTTACGATGAAGGAGATTTTTTAGTACCTCACAGAGACACGTTCGATGGTTCCGAAGACTATCAGTATGTCGAGGGTGAAGGTAAAAGCAGAACACTGACCACGATTACAATGGTCAACAAGTCAGAAGACCTAGAAGGTGGCATTCTGATTATCAGACATCTGGATGATGGTCAAACGTACCATGATCTAGAGATAGGGGAGACTGTAATCTTCCCGTCAAATCTAGTCCACGAGTGTACTCTAATCACCAAAGGGTGGAGAGAGGTATATGTTGGTTGGGCTTGATTTAACTCTTGACAGGAGTATAAATACTGGTATATAATATGCATCAAGTGGATACAAATATACACTAATACAATATACGCAAATATACGGAGAAACATATGTCTTTTGCAAATCTTAAGTCCAAGTCTATGGACGTGTCTAAACTGGTCACAGCAGCAGCCGAAATGAACGGTGGTGGTACTACCGAAAAGAAAGGTTATGGTGATGACCGATTCTGGAAACCCACAGTAGATGAGAGCGGAAACGGTTACGCCGTAATCCGGTTCCTTCCCGCAGCGGAAGGTTCTGATCTCCCTTGGGCTCGTTACTGGGATCACTTCTTCAAGGGACCAACAGGTCAGTGGTACATTGAGAAGTCTCTGACTACTATTGGTCAGAATGATCCTGTCTCTGAATTGAACTCCCGTCTGTGGAATTCTGGTGTCGAGGATGACAAGGAAACTGCACGTAAACAGAAGCGCCGTCTTCACTATGTGTCTAACATCCTTGTGGTCAATGACCCTGCGAATACCGCAAACAACGGTAAAGTGTTCCTCTATGATTTTGGTAAGAAAATCTTTGACAAGATCATGGATGTCATGCAACCTCAGTTTCCGGGCGAGGAACCAATCAACCCCTTTGACTTCTGGAATGGATCCGACTTTCAGTTGAAGATCCGTAACGTTGCGGGTTACCGTAACTACGACAAGTCTGAGTTCAAGGCGGTGTCTGCATTGTTCGATGCGGATGAGACTAAACTCGAAGCGACTTACAACCAGTTGTTTGATCTCACTGAGTTCACTGCACCTGCTTCCTTCAAACCTTATGAAGAACTGAAGGGTCGCCTTCAGATTGTTCTGGGTGAGGCAGTTGGTGGAAATGCAACTGCACGTAACGAGGCGTTAACTCAGACTGCGGAGTCGAACGTTGGTCGTTCTGCACCTGAACCTCAGATCGTTGCTGCACCCGAACCTAGTGTAGGTGCGGAAGCGGACGATGATGAGGATACCTTGTCCTACTTTGCAAAGATGGCGAATGAGGACTAAGTAGTACCGGCATGAAAATTTTAATACTTGGATTGCCGGGCAGTGGGAAGTCAACTCTCGCAAGGGAGTTGGCTTACCATTTTCTGATTCCGCATCACAATGCGGATACGTACCGTGAGATGTTTGATGACTGGGACTTCTCACCCGAAGGTAGGTTAAGACAGGCCAAAAGAATGGCCGATCAGGTTGGAATTCTGGATTTTGTTTGTCCGTTGAAGGAGCTCCGTGATATCGTAGAAGCCGACTTCACCATCTGGATGAATACAATCGATGAAGGACGATTCGAGGATACTAATAAGTTATTCGAAGTACCTGATTCATATGATCTGGAGGTTAAAGAATGGATCGACTTAAACCAACTACGCAACTCCTTGGAAGGTTTCAACCGTGGCACCAAGGGCATACTAAGTTATTTGAACGGGCCCTTTCAAAGACTGGTCAAGTAGCGATACTACTTCGTGACACTGAGGTAGACGAAAGTAATCCTTACACCGTAGAGGAACGTAAGGCAAACATCATACTCGAACTTGCAAAAGAAGGGTATGAACACCATAAAGACTTTGTGATAATCGCTGTACCTAACATCACCCATATCACCTATGGTCGGGATGTTGGATACACGATTGAGCAGGAAGATCTGGGGGAAGAGGTTGAGTCAATCTCCGCAACCAAGATACGTCAACTGGAACTAGGTCTTTAGGTTATAGGTAATGCGCCCGCCTGATTGTTCGTCAAGAAGGCGGCGTTTACATCCCACACACTTGGAATGACTGCCGCTTGAGTACTGTTATTATTGACTTGTGTTGACGAAGAAGACCCACCAACGTTAGTCTGCATAATAATAGGATTACCACCACCCGCACCCATATTCCCTGCATTTGCAAGTTGAGTTCCCGCCATGGTTCTTGATGTTGTGCCAGGCGCTTGTGGAGAACCTGGCGCTGGTATACCTCTCGCGTTCATTGATGCCAATCGTTCTCTTCGGTATTCAGCCGTTCCTTCTTGAGTGCCTTTAGACACATGCATGTGATCCATGTGACCACCAGTTCTCCACATCACACTATAACCTGCGGTTTCTAATTTATCGCGTAGTACATCGAAGACCGCAGCCTGTTCGGGATTGTCTGCCTCGACATAACGTTCATCATTAGGACCGACAAAGTTAATATCTAATGCGTCACCCCTATAGTGTCTGGAGTTTTCACCATGTGTTCCAACTTCACCAAATGCCTCGTGGCCAGATACATGTAGTCCTTTTCCCTGCAACCATTCACCCAAAGCAACAATATCGTCTGATGGTGGTAAACCTGACATGGGTTCTTCTGGTTCTTGACCGGATGTCCCTAATTGAGGGCGAGGTCGGTTACGAGTCCTACGTGAGGCTGTCTGAGGTCTCTCAGGCGGAGGAGGAGGTGGTCGAGTTTCGGTATCTACTGCATCATTAGTCTCTGGTGGATTATCTCTCATTGCGGCAGTATCAGTTTCATCATCCCACCAATCCGTCAATGCATCCCATGCATCTGAAAATATATTGCTTACCCAATTTTTAATATCTTCCCAAAGTTGGGTAGCTGAATCCACCATACTTCCCCATTTGTCGGGTTCATTTTCCCACCAGTCAATTACTGCATCATAGGCGCCCATAAACGACTCACCTATTCTGCCCGGAATTCCCATAAGATAATCAAATGTCTCTGATGCATACGTAAATAGGGATTCTTTAAATGCGGTCATTGTCTCATCCAACCACGCGAAGAGACTAGGGAGAACGTCAGTGAATACGTAGGTCAGACCTCCCCATATCCCCTTCAATCCCCACTTAACCATGTCTGCGAGATTCATGAACATGGTCTGTGCAAATTGACCCATCCAAGGTATGAACTGGGTGAAGATATCTTTCAACGCTTCGATTGGTGAACTGAATAGTTTACGAACCCAATCAAATATGGATGCTATCATTCCACTAATACCGCCAGGCATTAGTTCGTTGATTCTATCCGTAACAGAACCAAGACCAATCTTGTCCAGTATCCACTTCATTCCGTCTTGCAGTAAATCACCAATAGTACCGAAGAAACCAACGAACACACCTTTGAGACCTTCCCAAGTTGCACTTAGAATTCTGGTAAAGATGTTCATATCAGATTCGGCGGTTCTTTGCCAGTCACCCAAGAATCCGGTGAAGAAGTCGAAGAGTGAAATAATAATTTGAATAGGCCAAAGAAGTTTGGTGAATACACCTTTCACCAAAGACATGATCTTATTACCGCCAGCCTTGAAAAGATCATCACCAACACCAATGGTAGCCTTAAGTGTGTCTCCTAGAAAACCAAATATTTTTCCAAAAAAACCAAACACTTTTTGGACGATAGAGTTTGTGAACGAACCAAGTTTGGATGCATTCCACCATTTGATAATCGCATTGAATGGTCTTGCTATGAAACCAAATATCTTCCCTATATTAGAAACCATTCTTTCGGCAAAATTCATTTTCTTGAATCTACCGTTGGCCTCTCTAAGGTTGTATCTTAATGATCCATCTAGGGCTTTGAAGAAACCACCTCTAAACGCTTTGTAGAAATTTGTTATAGATCTCTGGAGACCTTTCGTTAGATTCGTTATACCAGCTACAGAAAATAGTCTAGAAAACGCCAGTTTAACAGCACCGAAAAACCGTTGCACCATGTCTTTGATTCTTCTTACGGTCTCGCCTATCACAGCGCCAAGACCCAAAAGGATACCACTAAAGGATTTGTCTAATTTTATTTCAGGTGCTTTGAAAATAGGTGCTTTTTCTTTTTTCTTGTCTCGTCGATCTTCTTCGTTCTGCAAACGATCCTGTTTTATCTCTGCGAGAATCTCACGCATAGTCTTATTGAGATCAGAGGTATTCTTCTCTGTCCCTTCTTGACTTCTTTGGAGCGCTTGGTTACGGTTATTATTTTCTTGACGCATCAAGTCAATAACATTACCCAAACCACCTATTGTTGCTTCTGCCATTGGTTTATCTCATTTTGGATTCTTGTTGTCTACGTTCATTCTCTTCTTTAATCCACTCAACCAATAATGTAACATAAATTTCCCTTTCCCATGGCATCATCATTTCAAGTTCTGTTAGACTGTAATGATGATGTTGCATTAATGAAAAGTTGGTCTTAAAATAATTGACCAAATTATCATGAGAAAGGTTTATGATAAAAAATCCGACATTCCCCTTAACATCTGTTTGTTTTCTTCCCCACACTTATTACAGGTATATTCTGCATTGTGTCTCAGTGCGGGTAGACTCTCAAGGTAGTCTGCCAGTTTCTTAAACTGACCCTGCGTCATTGACTCAAGAAACTCATTGATCTCTGTCTTGGAAACTTCGTCCGCCTCGATCCTTTCGTCTCCTGTGATGACGGCCTGAATACACGCACCAACCATAGCGAATCCAATTTCAATTTCCTTTCCGGTGAAATTGACTTTACTGACATGTTCGTACATTGGGTATCTCATTTCAACACTAACACCGTCACTCAGTTCAATAACATTTTCGGTATTGGGTGCTTCTACTTTAACGGAGGAGATGTCTATCTCATACTCGTTCTGTGCATCACATGATTCACATCTCAACAAAATAGTAGATACCTCACCAACTGACTTTGACCTAATCTGAGTGAACAGATACTCAATGTCAAAGGTTGTCAACTTCTTTCCCTGAAAACCTTCACTCGTGATACACGCATCGATTGTATCTACAATCGCACGTAGTGCCTGTTTCTGGTCTTGAGTCTCCATTGCCATCATCAAGACCTTTTCTTCTTTAACCAAGTAAGGTCTGAATGAAACTTTTTTCCCCGTCGAGGGAATCGTACATTCATACGATGGACTGGTGTTTAACTTTGGTAATGCCATTTCACGCTCCTAATTTAGCAATGTTAAAATACTCTATCAAGTATCCCTGATAGAATTGAACCACCAAAACCGCTTGTTGGTCCGTCTGCTTCTTTTGACCGCCAGTCTCTATAAGACAACTGTACGGTAAACTCCGTAATCTGATCAGTCTGATCGCCCCCTAACTGTATCGCATTGACAGTGACCGGAAACGCCTCAAGTAATTTTATGTGACGAATAACCGCAGCGTCTTTTCCAAAACCGAAGTCAATCTCACCCTGTTGGAAGTCTGGGTTACCGTCAAAAATCCTCGCACGGATCGATGAGGGTATACTATCTAGGAACCCTAATTGTTTCTTAAATAGACTAAACGCATACCCTTTCTGAAGTTGTTTGATGTCGATGTCCTGAACGTAATCTTTGTAATATTGTATTTGATTTGATTCCTGATCGTAACACGCCTTCATCCACTCATCGAAGTAGGATGTAATTTTGTGATCGTTCATGACATAGAAGGTTAAGTTCAAATCTACGGTTGCGAACCCGTTGACAACTTTTCTAAGAACTGTACCTACCTGTTGATCCTGTGTCATCATCTGTCTGCCAGGCAGTTCTGTTGATTTACAGATGACGTTAATGTCTCTCGAACTCATACCAAACTTACTGGGTAGGACAATCTCGAACATGTTCGACATTGCGAACCCTTCGCTCTTACTCGCGGCCGCCTTGAGTTCTTCTATACTAGTAGCCATTTATAATACGCCTTGAATCGTAGTAGACCTTCTGTCTATTCCTCTTTCTCCAGTCTGCGGTTGGTAGGAAAGTTGCGATCTCCCACTCCGGTGCCGGAACCTCTGCGAACTTACTCTGGACTTGACTGTTCAGGTAATGTTTCAGACAGGGTTTGTAATACTTCAGTTTCGATGCCTTGACCAATACCTCGTATGATAGATCCAGTTTGGTTCCGTCATCGATGTTCTTTCCCGCAATGTCCATAAGTGCATCCAGAAACTTTGCACGTAACAATGGGGGTAGGTAGTGGATGTTTAACCCCATGAACCCACCCTTGGCAGGACCAATGATGAACACGAGAGGAAACGCATCGTAGTAGGGAAGAGTCTCTTTGTGTTTG